GAAGCCAGCCGAGGCCCATGAAGCCGGGGTGTGCTTCGTCTACGCCTACGCCGCGGTGTGCGGCCTGCAGGCGCTGTCCGGCAAATACGTGAAGCTGGGCGAGGCCGAAGTCGATGCAGCGCCCCCTGAAGCCTCCAGTGACACCGGCACGGAACCGACTCCGGCCGACGCGATCGCCGCGGCGGTGGCGCGGGCGCGCAGGCTGAGCCAGCCGGCCGCGGCAGTCCAACCGGTGGCGCTGGCGCCGCCGGCCTCGACCGACAAAGGGGAACTCTACCTATGACCGACGTCACCACCCTGGAGGCGTGGCTCGCCGACGCGCGGGCCGCGCACCATGCCCTGCGGCTCGGCCGGCAGACGGTCAGCGTGCGCTTCGGCGACCGCGTGGTCGAATACGCTCCGGCCAACGCCGCCCAGCTGGCCAGCTACATCGCCTCGCTGGAACGCCAGATCGCTGCGGCCAAGGGCCGGCGCGGGCCGGCGGTGTCGCCCTATGTCCGGACGATCGGCTGATGGCCACCGCTCCCGTCATCCTCGACCAGCACGGCCGGCCGATCGCCCAGGCCGAGATCCGGCGTGCCCGGGCGCAGGCGGCCATGGGTGCCTTTCTCGCCGGATCGGGCAACGCGCCCGAGCTGCGCGACTGGACGCCGGCGGCGGGCTCGCCCGATGCCGACCTCGACGGCGACCGCCAGACCATCGTCGCCCGTGCCCGCGACCTGGAGCGCAACGACGCCCTGGTGTCCGGTGCCGTCCAGTCGCTGAAGGACAGCGCCATCGGCTTCGGGCTGGATTTCCAGTCGATGCCGGACTACCGGGCGCTGGGCATCACCCGCGACCAGGCGCAGGACGCCGCCCGGCGGATCGAGTCCATCTGGCACGAGTGGAGCGAGGACCGCGACGCCTGCGACGTCACCGGCCAGCTGCCCTTCGGCTCGATGCTGCGCCAGTCGGTGCAGTCCGACCTCGTCGCCGGCGAAAGCCTGCAGCTGGCGCTGTGGCTGCCGGAGCGGCAGCGCCGGCTGGGCAGCCGCTTCGCCACCGTGATGCAGACGGTGGAGGCGGACCGCCTGTCCAATCCGCAGGACCGCATCGGCGATCCGCGCCTGCGCGACGGTGTCGAGATTGACGAGTATGGCGCGCCTGTCGCCTATCACATCCGCAGCAGCCACCCGGGCGACCTGTTCATGCCGTGGGCGATCGCCGCGGCCGACTGGCAGCGGGTGCCGTTGCGCGGTCCAGGCGGCCGGCGGGTGGTGATCCACTCCTTCGACCAGAAGCGCCCGGGCCAGCACCGCGGCGCGTCGGTGTTCGCACCAGTTATGACCGAGCTGAAGCAGCGCGCTCGGTTCCAACGGGCCGAGCTGCAGGCGGCGGTGGTCAACGCGGTGATCGCCGCGGTGCTGGAAAGCCCGGCCGATGGGCAGACGCTGCTGGACCTGTTCGGCGACGCCAACAGCTACATGGACATGCGCAACGCCCAGCCATCGGTGCAGCTCGGCATCGGCCCGGGCGGCGCCATCCCGCGGCTGCTGCCGGGCGAGACGCTGAAGGGCTACTCGTCCAACCGCCCCAGCGCCGGCATGGACGGGTTCGTCACCACGGTGAGCCGGCTGATCGCCACCGGCATCGGCATGACCTACGAGACGTTCATGCGCGACTTCTCCAAGACCAACTACTCCAGCGCCCGCGCGTCGCTGCTGGAGGGCTGGCGCTTCGTGCTGTTCCTGCGCATGCACAAGACCCTGACCTGGTGCCGGCCGACGCTTGACCTGGTGCTCGAGGAGGCGGTGTGGCGCGGCTACATCGACCTGCCGGGCTTTTCGGAAAGCCGGGCACGGCGGCAGGCCTGGCTGCGCGGGGTGTGGCGTGGGCCGGCGCGCGGCTGGGTGGACCCGGTGAAAGAAATCACCGCCGCGGCGATGCGGGTGCGGCTGGGCATCTCCACCCTGCGCGACGAGGCCCTCGACCAGGGCCGCGACCTCGACGACCTGCTGGACCAGATCGCGCTGGAGCAGGAGGCGCTGAAGGCGCGCGGGCTGACCCTGCCCGAGGTCAACTTCATGCCCACCCCTGACCAGCCAGAGCCGGAAGCGGCCGGCGCGTAACGGAGCCTTTCGACATGCTGAAGACGATGCAGCCCGTGCTGGTGTCCCCAGCGTGGGCCGAGACCGCGGCTGCGCGCATGGTGCAGCTGACCCAGGCGAACCGCGCCGGCGGCGAGCTGCCGGCCGGCTGCTACCGGCTGGGTGAGGTCAACGGCACGCGCCGGCCCTACGAGGTGGACCAGGGTGTGGCGGTGGTGTCGGTCGCCGGCCTGCTGGTGCCCAAGCTGGGCTTCATCGGCAGCAGCTGGGTCACCGGCTACGACGGGCTGCGCTTCCAGCTGGCGCACGCCTTCGCCGATCCGGACGTCCGCGCCGTCTGCCTCGATATCGACAGCGGCGGCGGCATCGCCCAGGGCTGTTTCGACCTGGTGGACTGGATCGTCGCCAGCAAGAAGGCCACTGCCAAGCCGGTGGGAGCCATCTGCAGCGAAGAGGCCTATTCCGCCGCCTACGCCATCGCCTGCGCGGCTGACAGCATCGCGGTGCCGCGCACCGGCGGGGTGGGATCGATCGGCGTCTGGCTGATGCACTGGGACCATTCCCGCATGCTGGAGGAGGCCGGGCTGAAGCCGACCATCATCCAGTCCGGCGCCCACAAGACCGACGGCCACCCCTATGCCGCGCTGCCCGAGGCGGTGCGCGCCGAGTGGCAGGGGCAGGTCGACGCCCTGCGCCAGCTCTTTGCCGAAACCGTCGCCCGCGCCCGCGGGCTGGACGTGGCGGCGGTCCTCGCCACCGAGGCCCGCTGCTTTGAGGGGCCGGTCGGCACCGCCGAGGCCGTGCGCCTTGGGCTGGCCGATGCGGTCCTGCCACCCGACCGGGCCTTTTCGGCCCTGGTGGATCATGTGAGGGATACCCAGTGAAGACCTTCAGCTTCGCTCACCTGAACCCCTTCGGCCGCTCCAAGGCGGCGGATGGGGAGACCCAGGCGGGCACCGACACCACGTCCAAGGCCGGCGAAGAGTCCGGTCAGCAGGACCAGGAAGACGACAAGGAGAAGCCGGCAGACGGTGACGAACCGAAAGCCGGTGACCAACAGGCCGCCGTGCCCAGCGAGCGCGAGCGTTGCGCCGCCATCTTCGCCGCGCCGGCCGCTGCCGGCCGCGTCCAGCTCGCTGCGCATCTGGCCTTCAACACCGACCTGACGGTGGAGGCCGCCTGCGCCGCGCTGGAGGCCGCGCCGATCGGCGCCACCACGCCCGGCGCCTCCACCGGCAACCCGCTGGCGCTCGCCGCCATGGATGCCCACCCCAACCCGACTGTCGGCGCCTCCACCGACACCGGCGCCATGAGCGACGACGAAAAGGCCGCCGCCGCGGTGCTGTCGAGCATGGCCGCCGTCGGGCTCATTCCGAAGAAGGACGGCAAGTGATGACCTCCGCCAGCTTTTCCTCCCAGACCAGCCAGCCGCTGCCGTCCCTGATCGGCGGCGACTTCCCGCGCGTCACCCGGCTGGTGACCGTCGCCAGCGGTTCCGGCGCGCTGCCCGCCGGTGCCGTGCTCGGCCGCATCACCGCCAGCAAGCGCTATGCCCTGTCGGTGGCCATGGCCAGCGACGGTTCGGAAGCGCCGCGCGCCATCCTGGCCGAACCGGTCGATGCCACCGCCGCCGACGTCCAGGCCATCGTCTACGTCGCCGGCGAGTTCAACCCGGACCAGCTGACCTTCGGCGCCGGCCACTCCGCCGCGTCGGCGGCCGACGCGCTGCGCGACCTGTCGATCTTCATCTGAGGACCCCACCCATGGACATATATTCCACCGTCGCCATGCTGGGGGTGCTGCAGTCGCTGCGCGCCAAGGCCCCCCGCTTCCTGCTGAACATGTTCTTTCCGCTGGCCAGCTTCAGCGACGACGAAAAGATCATCTTCGACGTCGAGGTCGATGACATCGAGATCGCTCCCTTCGTCTCGCCGCTGGCCGCCGGGCGCGTCGGCGCCGACACCGGCTATGAAACCAGGATGTTCGCGCCGGCCTATGTGAAGCCGCTGCACGACATCAAGCCGGGCGAGCCGCTGCGCCGGCTGGCCGGCGAACCGCTGGGCGGCGCCCTGTCGGCCGCGGCGCGTGAACAGGCGATCCTGGGCGCCAAGCTGCAGCGCCAGCTGAACCAGATCCTGCGCCGCAAGGAGGT